GCCACCTCGGAGCCGCTGCTGTGACACCCAAGCCCGCACGCGGGATCATCGCCTGGGTGCTGCGGCGCACCGGCTTTGCGGGCGTGTGCCTCGCCCCGTGGGGCATCTACATCCTACCGGATCACATGTACTCCGACAGCCTGATCCGCCACGAGCAGGTGCACTGGCAGCAGTGGCAGCGGATGGGGACGGTGAAATACTACGCGACCTATCTGTGGCAGGTCATGCGGTACGGTTACCGCAACGCGCCGATGGAGCGTGAGGCTCGGGGGGAGTGATGGTCAAGAAAGCGCACCAGAACCCGAAGGGTGGCCTCAACGCTGCCGGCCGCGCGCACTTCAAGCGCACTGAGGGCGCGAACCTCAAGCCGCCTGCGCCAAATCCGAAGACGGAGAAGGATGCGAAGCGGCGCAAGTCGTTCTGTGCCCGCATGGGTGGCGTATCTGGCCCGATGAAAGACGAGAAAGGCCGTCCGACTCGCAAGGCGCTGGCGCTGAAAGCCTGGAACTGCTGACATGCAAATCCCCCTGCTCAACGGCATCTTCACCGACTCCAGCCCGGACGTCCGCACGTCGTATCCGGTCAATCTGGTGCCGGTGCCGAAAGCGTCTGGCGTCAGCAATGAGTACCTGAGGCCGGCAGACGGCCTGATCGCGCAGGGCACGGGTCCGGGTACGGATCGCGGCGGCATCAACTGGAACGGCGTGTGCTACCGGGTGATGGGCTCCAAGCTGGTGACCGTCAGCAGCACAGGCGCAGTCACGATCCTGGGCGACGTGGGCGACGACGGCAAGCAGGTGACGCTGGACTACTCGTTTACGCTGCTGGGCATCGCAAGCAACGGCAACCTGTTCTTCTGGGATCCGGCGACCAGCGTGCTGACGCAGAACGTGGACCCGGACCTTGGCGTCGTGCTGGATGTCGTCTGGGTGGACGGCTACTGGATGACCACGGACGGCGAATTTCTGGTGGTCACGGAACTCACGAACCCGCTGGATGTCAACCCACTCAAGTACGGCAGCAGCGAGGTCGACCCCGATCCGGTGGTGGCGCTGCTGAAGCTGCGCAACGAAATCTATGCGCTGAACCGGCACACCATCGAGGTGTTCGACAACATCGGCGGGGACTTCTTCCCGTTCGGCCGCATCGACGGGGCGCAGATCGAAAAGGGCTGCGTCGGCACGCACGCCTGCTGCAACTTCATCGAGTCCATCGCCTTCCTCGGCGGCGGCATGAACGAAGCCCCTGGCATCTACCTGGGCGGCAACGCCAGTGCGATCAAGATCAGCACGCAGGAGGTGGACGAGATCCTTGCGCTGTTCACCGAGACGCAGTTGTCGCTGTGCAAGCTAGAGGCGCGCAACGACCGCACGCATCTGCACCTGTACGTTCATCTGCCGGATCGCACGCTGGTCTACGACGCCTCGGCCAGCGAGGCGACGAAGCAGCAGATTTGGTTTACGCTGACGACCACGCTGGAAGGCTTTTCGCGCTACCGTGCCCAGAACTGGGTGTGGTGCTTCGACAAGTGGCTGGTAGCAGATCCTCTGTCAACGACGGTGGGCTATGCGACAGACACCATCGGCTCGCACTGGGGCCAGGATGTGCGCTGGGAGTTCGGGACGCTGATGGCCTACAACGGCGGCAAGGGCGCTGTGGTGCATGAACTGGAGCTCGCGGCGCTGACGGGGGCGATCACCTATGAGCAGTTTGCCGCAGGGTTTGCCGAGTTCACGACGCCCGGGGCGTACTCATGGACCGCGCCCGCGTGGCTCGGCAGCGCAACGGTGGTCTGCGTGGGCGGCGGCGGCGGCAGCATCTTGTCGGGCACCGACGATGGGCAGGACACCAGTTTCGGCACACTGCTGACGGCCGGCGGCGGCACTTGCGGCGGCACGCTGGGTGGCGTGGGCGGCACTGGCACGCCGCTGGGTGCGACTGTTTTCGGCGGCGATGGCGGCGACGGGGCAGACCGCACTGACAGCAACAACCCGGGCGGCGGCGGCGGCGCGGGTGGATATTCCGGCAACGGCGGCAACGGCGGCAACGATCTGGTGGCATTCACTGCGGGCACTGGTGGCGCTGCGGCAGGTGGCGCAAAGTTCAGCGGCGGCGGCGGCGTCGGCATTCTGGGCGAGGGCGCAAGCGGCACAACGTCTGGGCAGGGCGGCTCGGGCGGCACGGATGCCAATCCGGGAGGAAACACCGCAGGCGTGTACGGCGGCGGCGCTGAAGGCAGGCCCTATCAGAGCAAGTCGAGCACTGCTCGCGGCGGTGGCGGTGGCGGCGGTTTGCGCTGGGGTGTGCTGACGCTTGCCGGAGGCGCGACATATCCAGTGGTGGTGGGCGCTGGCGGCGGCACGGGAAGTTGGTCCGGCCGAGGCGGCGCAGTCCGCATTTCATGGCCCGGCAAGAACCTGCCGCGCATCTTCACGTCCTACAGCCTCGACGGCCAGACGTGGAGCCAAGAGCAGGCCATCTCCATCGGTGGGCCTGGAGACCGCTCCAAGCGCCTTGTGTGGCGCAGGCAGGGCTTCATGCGCAACTTCCGCATGCAGCGGTTCCGTGGCGATTCTGCGGCGCATGTGACCTTCCTGCGGATTGAGGCGCAGATCGAGGCTCTGGCGTACTGATATGGCAACCGGACGCTTGAACCTGACGCGAGATCAACTCGCGTCGTTCCTCAAGAACCACGAACAGATCAAGCAGTTCGAGAATCTGTTCAGCACAGTCGACACCATTGCGCCTGCTACGGACACCAGCCAGATCGAACTGCTGGTGGTAGAGCCGGGTGTGCAGCAGAACAACGCGCTGGCCTCTGACTACATCGACTTCCGCATTGCGCCCTACGCGCAGCGCATCAGGCGCGTGGCATGGGACACGGGTGACCAGACGCTGGCCGTGGGCATGGACTACGGCGTTGAGCAGGCTGTGGGCATGTCGGTCTATGCGCGTGTCGAGAACTCGACAGGCGTGACGATCCCGAAGGGCACTGTCGTCGGGTTTTCCGGCGTCGGCCCGGGCAACGTGCTGTCGGTTGCGCCCTACCTGGCTGACGGCAGCACGCCCAGCCTGTACATCCTCGGCGTCATGGCGCACGACCTGCCGAATGCGGGCCAGATTGGCTACTGCACGGTGTGGGGCCATGTCGACGGCATCAACACCAGCGCCTTCAGCATCGGAGACATCCTGTTTGCCAGCCCGTCGTCTGCTGGGGCGTTCACGAACGTCAAGCCGACTGCGCCGGACAACGTGATTCCGGTGGCCGCAGTGCTGGCGGATGACGCAACGAACGGCGCGATCTTCGTGCGTCCGTCCATCGAGCAGCAGCAGTACTACGGCGAGTTCACCAAGACCGGCACGGTGTCGCCTGCGGTTGTTAATACGTCCTATGCGGTGACGTGGGACAACACCGAGATTGCCAACGGCATCAGCATCGTCTCCAGTTCGCAGATCACAGTGTCAGAGTCGGGCCTGTATCAGTTCGACGTCACGCTGCAACTGAAAAGCGGCACGGCAACCGACAAGAACGTGCGCTTCTGGTTCAAGAAGAACGGCACGAACATCGCCAACACCACGCGCATCGTGACCGTCAGCATCAATACAGCTTTCACGCCGATTGCGCTGTCAGAGTTCTTCTCGCTGGCGGCTGGCGATTACATCGAACTGTGGTGGCAGTCGGACAATATCAACGTGCAATTGATCACTGACCCTGCCGGCGGCGTGGCCCCCAACGATTACCCCGCCGCGCCTGCTGGCGTCATCGCGGTCAACCAGATTCAACTGTAGCCATGCCAGTCCTTGCCAAAGTCCTCATCCAGTCGAAGTTTGCCGAGGGCGCGCAGACGACGCAGTACACGTCTGTTGCGGCTCGCACGATCATCGACAAGTTCACGGCCACGAACACCAGCGGCTCAAACGTCTCGCTGTCGGTCAATATGGTGCCGTCAGGCAATGCGCCAGGTGCGTCGAATCTGGTGGTGGATGCCCGGGTGCTGGCGCCGGATGAGACCTATACATGCCCTGAGTTGGTTGGGCACATACTCGACCCGGGGAACTTCATCAGCACGCTTGCATCGGCCGCATCTGCGGTTGTGCTGCGGGCGTCTGGTCGGGAGGTGACGTGATCCACACCACACTGAACAAGGTCCGCGACTGCGCCCCGTGCGCGGAGAGTTGGGTGACGTACCTGCGGCACTTGGGCAAAACGCAGCCGGATGACGAACCGGTGGCCATTGCCGATGTGCTGGCGGTCTGCGGGCTCAATGATGCGCTGTGGACGTTGCGTGCGACCAATGCCGACGAGCGCGACATGCGCCTGTTTGGCGTGTGGTGCGCGTGGCAAGTGCGGCACCTGCTGGTCGATCAGCGGTCGCTGGATGCCATCGACGTGTCAGAGCGGTATGCGATGGGATCGGCCACACGCGAGGAAATGATTGCCGCGTGGAGTGCTGCCATGAAGGCCGTTACCGGCGATGCAAGCGAAGCGGCAGAAGCGTGCGCCAGGCTCAATACCGCTGATGCAGTCTGGTGCGCCGGTGCACTTGCTGCGGAACTGGTGGGCGAAGACGCGATCCGTCAGGAGTTTGAGCGTGTCTTTTGTGAGCAATGACTTTATACTGCGGGCGCTGAGTTCCCGGCGTCCAGCGGCCACATAGGAGGCTGAGATGGATCCCTTGGGTTTGGGTTTGACGCTAGGGCTAAGCGGGCTGGCAAGCAGCTACATCCAAAGCCGCGCTGCGCGTCAAGCGTCCGAGGCGCAGGCCGGCATGTCGCAAGAAGCCATTGCCGAACAGCGCCGTCAGTTCGACGAGATCCGCACGCTGCTGAGCCCGTTTGTGCAGGCGGGCTATACGGGCATGGAGCGCCTGCCCGGGTACATCACCGCAGGCGAGCGCGCATTCGAGCAGCAAGCCGCTCTGGCGGGCCTTAGCGGCCCCGAGGCGCAACGCGCGGCCGTCGAGGCCATCTCCACCTCACCCGGCTTCCAAGAGTCTGTGCGGCAGGGCGAGGAGGCTCTGCTGTCGCGCGCGTCGGCTACTGGCGGTCTGCGCGGCGGGAACATCCAGGCAGCACTGGCTCAGTTTCGGCCGCAGATGCTGGAGCAGGCCATCAACCAGGCCTACGGGCGGTTTGGCGGGCTTGCGGGAACGGGGTTGGGGTTGACGGAGAACCTGATCACACGCGGCCAGAACGCGGCAGGCCTGTCTGCGCAGGCTGGGCAACAGACTGGCGCGAACATCGGCAACCTGCTGACGCAGCAGGGCCAGGCGATGGCTGGCGGCATCCTTGGCCAAGCCCAACCGTTTGCGCAACTAGCGGCTCTGCCGGGGCAGATTGCCGGGGTGCAATTGGCTCGCGGGCTGTTTGGCGGGACGCAGCCGACAGCTACTGCCGGCACGATTACAGGCGGATCTGGCATCCGTCTTCCAGGGGGCTAAATCATGGCTCAACCCTTCAACTACACCATCCAGGCCCCCAGCGCGTTTGAGTCGTTGGTGAGCGGGCTGAAACTTGGCGCGTCGCTGGAGGAAATGCGGCTCAAGCAGGAGCAGCGTGCAGCGCAGGTTGAGCAGGCTCGGCAGAAGGCCATGCAGGAGCGGCAACAGCAGATGCGGTTGCAGGAGATTTACGGGAAGCTTAATGCTGGAACTGCAACGATTGCTGACCGAATTGAACTTGGCGATCTCTCCGGCAGCGAAGCAACGCGCAAGGGAATCTGGGAAACCATCGGCAGGATGGATGAAAACGCGCTGAACGCGCGCATTGGTACGACGCAGCAGTTTGCGTTTGCGCTGAACAAGAATCCAGAGCTTGCCAAGAGCATGATGGACGACTATCTGCAAGCAAACCCTGCGGATCAGACGATGAAGCGCATCCGTCAGATGGCGGACATGGACCCGAAGTTTGCAAGCGAAGCGCTGATGATGGCGCTTCCAGGCATGGGTCAGGCTGGGCTGAATGCGTACAAGGAGACTGTTGGTAGGCTGTTTCCGACCGCCGAGCAAACAGCCGCCACCCGCCTTCAAGAAGCAAACGCCATCATCAAGGAAGCCGAAGCAAAGTTTGCGCCGCAGAAGTTTGGTCTGGAAATCAATCTGACCGAATCTGAGATTGAACGAGCCAAGGCTGCGCGTCGCGCATCCGATGCGGCCGCTCGAGCATCTGGCGAAGAGCAGCGGCTCAAGCAGGCACAAGCCGACCAACTGGCCGCAGGCGTCATTCCGGCCGAAAAACGCCCCGAGGCGGAGCGCAATTTCCGCAAGGAGTACAGCGACCAGACGAAGGTTTATCAGGACGTGAAGGCCTCTTATGGCCGAGTGCTGTCGTCCGATGATAGTGCTGTCGGCGATCTGTCTCTGATCTTCGGCTACATGAAGATGCTAGACCCTGGCTCTGTTGTGCGCGAGGGCGAATTCGCCACAGCGCAGAACGCAGCAGGCATTCCAGAGCGCATCCAGAACATCTACAACAGAATCGTCAGCGGCGAGCGGCTGAACAGCGATCAGCGCAAAGCATTTAAGGGCCAAGCGGAGCGGCTGTTCAAGCAAGCAGGCCAGCAAGAAGCCCAAGTCCGCGCCGGCATCGAGCGCATCGCCAAGAACTACGGGCTGAACACAGCCAATATCTTCTATACGCCTGAGGATGTGGCTCCTGTGGCGCCTGGGGCGGCTGCGCCTGCGCCTACTCCAAGGCCTGCGCCAGCACCTGCGCCAGCCGCACGGCGACCACCCCTGCAAGACATCTTCCGTTGAGGAACTGAAGTGGCCGATCTTCGCACTCAGATTGAAACCGCGCGCGGCTCCGGCTACAGCGACGACGAGATTGCCTCGTTCTTGTCGCAGCGCGATCCGCGTGTGCAGCGCGCCATTCAATCTGGTTACAGCGCCTCGGAGGTGCTTCAGTTTCTGACGACGCAGCCCGCAACGCCTGCTGCCGCACCCGCCACCCGCATCCAACCCGAGGTGCAGGCGCAGCGGGATCAGGGCCGTCTGGACATCCTGCAAAGCGAACGCGAGCAGATCCAGCAACGCGCGCAGACGGGTGATCAACGTGCGGTGGAGGACTTGCAGGCGATTGACCGGGAGATTGCAAGGACGAGGCCTGCGGCGGCTAGGGTGGCTCCTCCTGCGGCGGCTCCTGCTCCTGTGCCAGCAATGGCACGCGCACCTCTGCCGAATGAGATCCCGCGCCCGATAGGTGTGCCGGAACCTGAGCGCAAGCCTGAGCCATCCCCTGGCCTGATTGATCGCATCATTGGCGAACTAGAGGCTGCTGGGGCATTGGTGACTGGTGCAACCACTGGCCAGCTGTCGGCCGCTAACGTAGGCGTGCGCGAGTTTGTGCGCCAACTGCTGGCAGGCCAATTAGGCACAGAGGCCGGCAACGTTGCGGGCGAGCAGGCACTACGACAAGGCATGGCCGCAGGCACCTACGTTCCGCGCACGGAACTCGGGCGCGAGTACGCAGGCCAGGTCGGCGGCGCTCTCCAGCAATTGCCTCCCTATGTGCCCGTCATCGCGCCTGCGGTTGCGCCTGGCGCTGCGGCAGCGCAGCAAGCGAGGGCTCGCGCTACTCGGCCTCAGGCGGTGCCGATTCCTCGTATTGAGCCGACGCTGGAAGGCGCGCCTGCGACAGCGCCTGCAAGAGCGCCAATGGCAGAGCCTCGGGTGCCTGAGTTGGAGATTACGCTGGCTGGGGCGGAGCCTGTCGGCGGCGCTGTGCGCCGTGGCCCAGCAGGCGCGGCGGGTGTTCCTGTAGAGGCAGAGCGCAGGGCAATCGCTGCCTCAATGCCTGTGCCGTTTGTTGGAGAGACTGGCCTTACCAAAGGGCAGGCAACCAGAGACTTCGCGCAACTTCAATTCGAGAAGGAAAGCGCCAAACTGGCTGAACTTGGCGAGCCGCTGCGCGAGCGCGTGCAGCGACAGACGGCAAACTTTATCCAGAACTTTGATGCGTTGATTGATTTGCCGCAGCCGATTGCGCGAGAGTCTCGAGAGATTGGCCGTGTCGTGACTGATGCGGTTGCTAATCGCGCAGAGGTAAAGAGGCGAGAGATCCGCAAAGCATACGCAGACGCTCGAGCCGCTGGCGAAATGAAAGAGCCTGTGCAGATGACGCCATTGGCGCAAGGCTTGACAGAAATGTCAAACATGGAAGGGATCGTGCCGATGATCTCGGCCGTGCGCCGAGAGGCTACGCGCCTTGGGGCACTGGTTCCAGATGATGCGGGAAATCTTGCGCCAGGCTCAATTTCCATCAACGATGCCGAGACGCTGCGGCAGTTTGTCAACAAGGCAACAGACTGGACTGATCGGCGAGAGTCTGTTTTTGGCCGCCAGATCAACTCATTGATTGACCAAGCCACAGAAAACGCAGGCGGCAATCTGTATCGCAACGCAAGAAGGCTTCGCGCTCAGTTTGCCGAGGAGTTTGAAAACGTCGGCCTTACCGCCAAACTCATTGGCACCAAGCGCGGCACCAGCGAGCGTCAGATTGCGCTTGAGGACGTTTTCGACAAAGTTGTCATGTCCTCCCCGATTGAGGAGATGAACAAGGTTCGAGGCACGCTTTTGCGCGCTGGACCAGAAGGCCGACAGGCTTGGGCAGACCTCAAGGCGGCAGGCATTGAGCAGATCAAGCGGCGGGCGTTTTCTGCAAGCGAGCGCGACGCAGCAGGCAACCCATTGCTCTCGCCCGCTCAGTTGCAGCGCACAGTCCAGGCGATGGATCGAGACGGCAAACTTGAAGCGCTTTATGGCAAGAAGCAGGCGCAAACACTGCGCGATCTTGCGGAACTTTCGACGGTGATCTACACGGCTCCGCCTGGAGCCATCAACACCAGCAACACGGCAAGTGCCTTGCGTGTCGCGCTGGATAGCTTAGTAACATTCGGGGCCACCGGGGTTCCCGCGCCTGTTCTGACGACCCTGCAAAAGGCAAACGAGTACGTCAAAGACCGCAAGGTAAAGGCCCGCATCAAAGATGCACTGCGCCAACCTGAGTAACCCACCGGAGCCCCAACAATGACCGCCTTCAGCGTCCAGACCCCTTACCCGCCGTTCGCCGACGCTGACGGCGCGCCGCTGGAAAACGGCTACATCTGGCTCGGCTCGGCCGGCCTGGATCCTCAGTCAAACCCGGTCACGGCGTACTTCGACGCGGCGCTGACCATTGTGGCAGCGCAGCCGATCCGCACGCAGGGCGGGTATCCGGTCTACCAGGGCACGCCTGCGCGGATCTACATCAACGGAACGAACTACTCGATCCGGGTGATGAACAAGAACGGCCTGACGGTGTACACGGCGCTGAACACCACCGAGGCGTGGAACGGCAGCGTGTTGGCCGACGACAGCGTGACGACGGCGAAGCTGGCGCCGAATGCCGTGACCGCTGCCAAGGTGGAGCGCGTGGCAGCGAATCAGGTGCTGCGGTCCACGGGCGTGAGCAGTGATCCTGTGTGGGGTGCGCTGGATCTGACGACGGATGTGACGGGGGTGTTGCCGGCGGCGAATGGGGGGACGGGCGTGTCGGTGTTCCCGGCGCCTGGGACGCTGGGGAATGTGTTGTACTCGAACGGTACGGATTGGACGTCCTCGGCGTTGTCCACACTGGTGCCTGACGCTACGGATAGCGTCAAGGGCGTTGTCGAACTCGCCACCACGGCTGAAATCCAGACCGGAACCGATACGACGCGAGCCATCACGCCTGCTGGGCTGCGGGGCGGGGCGTTGGTGCGGATGACGGCGCAGGCCACGACGTCGGGGACGGAAAAGGATTTCACCGGCATTCCGTCGTGGGCGAGGCGCATCACTGTGATGTTCAGTGGCGTGAGCACCAGCGGAACGAGTGAAGTGATTATCCGCCTTGGTGACAGCGGAGGCTTTGAAACAACAGGCTATGCCAGCAGCGCGAGCTACGGCGGATCTGTTGGCAACTACTCCTCCTCAACCGCAGGGTTCGTCGTTGACGCTGGGAATCAGGCGGCGGCAGCAACCACACGACGCGGCTTTGTTGAGATCGTCAACATGGACGGCAATCAGTGGATCTGCTCTGGCAGCATTGATAGCGGAAACGTATCTGCTGCAATCAGCGGCAGCAAAACCCTCTCCGACGTTCTGACGCAAGTCAGAATTACCACTGTCGGCGGCACAGACACCTTCGACGCCGGCTCCGTCAACGTCATCTACGAGTAACCCCATGAACCTCACCCTAGAACAGAAGTCCGACATCGTGACAGAAGTCACAAAGGCGGCTCCCCCTGTGACGGTAGCCGGTGCCACAATTGCCGGCATGCAGGTCAACGACATGATCCTCTGGGCAACATTGCTCTACCTCGTTCTCCAGATCGGCTTTCTGCTGTATCGCTGGGGGCGGTTGCACTTCTTTGGCAGGGACGGGGAATGAAACACGCGGCACTGGCTCTACTCCTCGCGGCCGGTGCCGCGAACGCTAACGTCGTGGCCATTGCCACGCACCAGAACATTCGCCTTGAACTGCACAACGTCGCAGGCCCGTGTCAAGAGCGTGCGCTGTGGGCGGTGATCACTGACGGCAAGCGTACCGTCAGTGGGTGCTGGCTGGTGCGGCCACCGGATCAGGTGAGCATTGCTTGGCTGGACGGGGACTACTCTACGGTGCCGATTGGCGCGTTCAAGGAGCCGGAGAAACTATGAACCCTCTGCTTGTAGGCCCGCTGTTCGAGGTGGGCAAGACGCTGATCGACAGGTTCTTCCCGGATCCGCAGGCAAAGCGGGACGCTGAGGCCAAGTTCCTCGACATGGCCATGCAGGGCGAACTGAAGCAGGTCATCGCGCAGCTTGAGATCAACGCCCGCGAGGCCGCGCACCCGACGATCTGGGTGGCCGGGTGGCGTCCGTTCGTCGGCTGGGTCGGTGGCCTGGGCCTGTTCTACGCCACGATTGGCCAGCCGCTGCTGACCTGGGCGGGCATGATCAAGGGCTGGCCTGCGCCGCCCGTGCTGGACACGGACCTGCTGTGGGTGGTGCTGTCCGGGATGCTGGGCATCGGCGGCCTGCGCACCTACGAGAAGTCGAAGGGGGTCGCGTCGAAATGAACGTCGAATGGAGCCGCTACTCCAATTTCACCCGCGAGGAGTTCACCTGCCGCTGCGGCTGCGGACGCAACGAGATGCGCCCGGAGTTCCTGGAACGCCTTCAGGCGCTTCGCAGCGCCTACGGCAAGCCCATGCACATCACCAGCGGCTATCGATGCCCACAGCACCCTGTGGAGGCCGCTAAGGTGCATCCTGGGATGCACACGACGGGCCTGGCTGCGGACATCGGCATCAGTGGCGGCGAGGCCGTTACGCTGCTGCGCCTGGCGCTGGATGCCGGGTTCCGTGGGGTCGGTGTCCAGCAGAAGGGCAGCGGCAGGTTCCTGCACGTCGACTTGCGCGAAACGCCGACGATCTGGAGTTACTGAGGCGCGGCAAGTTGCGCCAATCGCATCTCCGCGACCATGCGCAGCAGTTCCACGCGGTTCAGCACTGGATCGCTGATGCCTCCGGGGTAGCCGAGGGCGGCGGACAGCTCGGGGTCTTGCATCCGCTCCCGCTCGCGCTTCCAGTGCTGCTTGCGCTCCTCCAGCCACGCTAGGGCTTCTTCCTCGCGCTTGAGGGCGGCGCGCAGATCGTCGGCCGC